CACGACATAAATTTAATAATTTTAATAACTCCATTGCATCATTCGTAATTGGAGTTGCTGTCATCAATAACACTTTAACTGATTCATCACCCGATCTAGCATATGAATTCATAATAGCTGAATGAAGTTTAGGCATATTTGGTCTCTCTATTGCCGATAAGTCACTGCCACCATATAACTTATGTGCTTCATCAATAATTAATAGTGTCCGTTTTAATGGGTCCTGAGAGCCATTTATACCTACTAATTCTTTATAAAGTTGATTTTTACCACTCACTAAATTACTAAATTGTTTATAAGAAATTGGCTTAATTTTCCATGATTTAGATAATAAACGCATACGTTTAGAAAAATCAACTGGAATATTTTGTCCTGATTTAATACGCTCCTGTATAACAATACTACATACCTGATCAAACATATTCTTCCATATATCTGATTTTAATGTTGTGCGCGTAACCCACAAAATTGTATATCCTTCTTTTTCAAATGAAGATGTAGCAGTAGCTATAGCACAACACGTATTATGAGTTACTGTGCAGTCTCCTAGAAGATAACGATTATTACCATCTAAAGTGAAACCATAATAATCATCATATCCTGTTTCAAAAACATGAATTGGATAATTTAATACATCTATGGTACATACATCTGCCTGCAAATATGGATCTCTCACTGGTATTTTTTCAATCCCTTTTCCTGTAATAATAATCATAGATTCTCTTATTTTTGCATCAAACCCTAGAGATCTAGCTAGAAATATAATATCTTTTGAAGTTGATCGAATAACATACTCAAAATTATCATAACCTCCAATATTATCAATAATACCTGCAAGAACATCGAGTCTGACAGACGTTTTATTAAACTTATATTCATCGCCAATACTTGCACTTTTAGCAAGTTCATATCCAATATCATATGCATCAAATACTTCTGGAGCATTATAAAACTCAATCGCAGATTTATACCCTCTCAATTTAACTTTTTCTGAATATTTTAATTTAATATAATCCTTTACCTCTATTTCAATAACAGATTCATCGTCAGATTTAAGACATAATATATGTTCAGAATTTACAGTATAACTATCTCCATATTGTTGCTCAATACGATACATTTTATCTTGTCCTTTTCCTAGAGATAATACATTTCTAGGTTTTGAATCATCTCCCATCACTATATCACCCACTTCTATATTTTGAACAAGCTTAATTGAACCATCATACATTAAAATAGGTGTATTCTTAGCATGACATTTACCTGTACCAACTGAATGCCATAATAACATACCCTTATATGCTGATTCTGGTGTAAATATATTTCGAATTAAATCCTGAGTAGGTGTAAATTTAACAATCGATCCTCCTTTAGGACCACATAGATTTTCTAAAGTAACTTTAGGCCATGTATACTCTATGTAATTATCACGTATAAAATTACGCATTTCAATAAAATTCATTAATCTTTTTGGTACAGGATAAACATGCGGCGATGGCGTTTTAGGAGTTTTTTTAAATGGTATAACTGACTGCGTTGCTGTTGCAGGTGCTGATGCAGGTGTAGATGGAGGAGCTTTTGGCGTCTTAGGAAGAGGTTTAGCTGGAGCACTAGCTGGTGCTTTCTCTGGAATATTTATAACAGCGTTTTCTTTATCTACCATCAATTCTGGATATTTCACATTCTGTTTTTTAACCTGTGGAGTTGCTTGAGATTCCTTGGTTTCCTTAGAAGCCTGTTCTTGAATTTTAGATTGTGCTTGTACCTGCTGCACCTTTGTTTGCTCTTTAGGAGCCTGTTCTTGAATTTTAGATTGTGCTTGTACCTGCTGCACCTTTGTTTGCTCTTTAGGAGCCTGTCCTTGAGATTCCTTAAGTGCTTGAGGTTCCTTTGAAGCTTGAGGTTCTTTAAGTGCTTGAGGTTCCTTCGAAGCTTGAGGTTCTTTAAGTGCTTGAGATTCCTTCGAAGCTTGAGATTCCTTCGAAGCTTGAGATTCCTTCGAAGCTTGAGGTTCTTTAAGTGCTTGAGGTTCTTTCGAAGCTTGAGGTTCCTTCGAAGCTTGAGGTTCTTTAACTGCTTGAGGTTCTTTAAGTGCTTGAGGTTCCTTCGAAGCTTGAGGTTCTTTAAGTGCTTGAGGTTCTTTAAGTGCTTGAGGTTCCTTCGAAGCTTGAGGTTCTTTCGAAGCTTGAGGTTCTTTTGAAGCTTGAGATTCTTTAAGTGCTTGAGGTTCTTTAAGTGCTTGAGGTTCTTTAAATGCTTGAGGTTCTTTCGAAGCTTGAGGTTCTTTAAGTGCTTGAGGTTCTTTAGATTTGGCTTGAGCTTGTCCTTGAACCTGAGCTTGTTGTTGTTCTATTTTTTCATTTGGTGTAGCGTTTTTAGCATTCTGTTCTTCTTTTTTTTCTACCTGTGCCTGCACTTGTTTTAAACTCTCGACAATAACTTTTGGATCAGGTTTACTATTATCTGGTAATGATTTTTTAATCAGATTTTTAAATGCATTTCTATTAAAAGTAGGAATATTGTTATAATATCCTTGATTTATAGATTCTTTAATCGCTTTTTGATTTTTAATAATATACTGTGCTGGATCTGCCCATGCCTCCTGAACTCCTTCACAGAAATTCTTATCTTTTCTTAATAATTCACAAAATTGTCCACGTAACCTTTGGTTTTGCTCTAATACTTTAGGTTGTCTGTTCTGTGCAGCCATAACCGTTAAAAATAGAGGAATACTCACAGGAACATTTTTAGTCCTTCGCAAAAGCCCACACTTCCTCTTGCAAAATACTTCTCCACCATCCTGTAATAACTTATATAAAGGAACAGTATACTCATCATCCTCTAATTCAAAATTATGAACATTCTTATTTAACTCATAATCTAATGCACCAATAATACTATATTTCTCTAATTCATCTACAAAATCCATTAATTTTAAATCAATACCATTGTACTTTAAATATAACTTATATAATGTATCACTATCATAATTAATTTCCTTAGGTATAGAAACATCATATAAAAATACACGCAAAGGCCAGCCTCTTGTAGGATGAAAATCTAAACCTTTTTGACCACATAGCCTAGTAGCTCTACCAATTGCTTGCTTTAAATCAGCTTTAGATGTCTGTGGCTCAAAAATATGCACATATTTTACATCAAATAAATCAATACCTTCTTTAAACCCACTATCCAATAAAATAAATCTGACTAATTCACCCTGTGAATTATCTGGTCTCTGATTATATTTATCTAATAATTCTTTTTTTTTACGAGCTGATAATAGATTTCCATATACATCAGTTGAACATAATAACATAAAATTATGATTCTTAGTTTTTAATAGATCTTCATCTATATAAAGTTTTAATTTCCTATCATATGCTAAATTATAACCAGATGCAATCATAACACTTGTTATAATTTTAACACCATAACCTCCTTGTTTAACTTCAGAAAATATAAAATGTTTAAAATATTTACCATGTTCTAACATATCTTTAGAATCTAACTCTTCAATATTATCCAATAAAGTTTTTAATTTAGGAGACATTTTTGGCAAATCTTCTAAAACTTGACGAGTATCAAATGTAGGCTTTTCAAATTTATGTTTAGGTGTTAATGATGACCAATTCGCCGTTTTTCTTAAACATGCCGAATCAAATGACATTTTAATATCTAACTAGAAAATAATGTAAATGGTTCTTAAAATATTGCTTATCGGTATTATTTTAATATCTGCATTTCTTTCTATATTTAGGTATAAATCAATAGAAAATTTCTATTTTATTACATCAGAAGAAATCGAAAAAAATACAAAAGATTTCACTAATGCAACTGATTTATATAACAATGCATTAAGTATGCGAGATGCACTTAAATATACTCTAGATAACCTTCAAAAACAACTTGAAATAGATCAAGAAAAAATTAGTAAAAATCAAGGTGATCCATCACCTTCTAGTATTGATGCAGCTCTAACAGAATCTGATAAAATTGCAATGCAACGTGAACAAGATAAAATACAACAATGTAAAGATATTGCTAATCGTAGCATTAATGAATATAAAAAATCTAAAAAAGATTTTAATGATGTAAATAAAATATATACTAAAACAAATGATGAATATCAAGGCATTATAAATAAGATTGAAGATACAAAGAAAAATATAGATTCTCTTAAATTAAAAATGATTACATGTAATTAAATAATTCTCTACATAAATATTACAATATAATGAATAGAATCCTTATAACTATAATTGTTCTATTTACCTTAATAATTTTATTTACTCTGCTAATATTATTAAAGTCTTCTACATATGAATATTTTTATGCAGATTATGAATCTGACTCTATAGATGACAGAAACCAAAATATTTTAGAAAAAATTAAAACTCTAAATGATAATACAAATCAATTAAATAAAGAAATCAATGATTTACAAACTAATTTAATCCCTAAAGCTAATAAAAAAATAAAAGATAATGAAGATAAACTTAGAACTTCACAAAAAATGTATAACGATAATATAGAAGGTGCTATCAAAAAAAGCATTATTGATATACAACAAGAACAAGTAAAATGTCAAGAAGATAAAAAAACAGTTGATGATGAATTAATGTATAATAAATCAAAGATGGGTGAACTTAATTTTAGCATTATGAATATTAATAACGATATGCCTAATAAAAAAAATGATCTTGATAGAGTTACAAAAGAATATGATGAACTGAATCAACTATATAAAAACAAATGTGTACAAGATAGTTCATACGAAAAAATAAAAGTTTAACTTAAAGTATCTGTATAACTTTTTTATCTTCATATTTTACATCTAATGTATTATTTAATAGCTTCTTTTTTAACTCTGCTGCATAATTTAAATCAGTATTGTTTTCCTCAATTAAATAATTTTCGATATATTTCCACTTTAAATATATTGGCAATGACTTCCATTTCTTATTCGCTGTTTTATTCTCAATTTCATCATTAATCACATCACTGAATTTAGTTTCATCATATGCTTTATCATATGCAATCGATACCTTTTTAAACTTTAATCCCTGTCGATTCTTTAAATGCAGATTTAACTGATGTTCTATCGTTTTTAACTCCATTGTACTATTCGTATCTCTTAGCTTTTCACTCGCATCTTTAGCCTTAAACAAGTCTGCTATCTTTGTATTAAGATTCATCTAGTTTGATTTCGATCTTGTCTATATATACTATGCGATATTTCTTTATATGCTTTATGTAAAAATTTGATATAATATTTTATTTTAAATAGTAAAAGATATGTGTATCGATCAAATTGAATATATGATATCTAAAGGCAAGGCTTATTGTGTAAATATTGAAAATATTGGAATATATGTAATTGCTTCTGCTAAATATTTTGATAATATAAAAGAACGAATTGAACACGAAAATATAAATGAAAATATTAAACAAAATGAAGATGACTTTGTAATATGGTATCCTACTCTTGAAAATACTATTGCAGCTACAAGTAGCCCATGGGGATTCGGTAAACCATCCGCGAATTTATACGTCAGATGTATCTATTAAGTTATGATAGCAAACCATATAAGGACATTTTACATATATATATTTAGATAGAAATAGATCGAAAATGCAAGTAGATCAACTTGATAAACTTCTTCATAAAAATTCTTTTAATATTGATAAAATTATGAAAGACAGTTTATTTAAAGACTATAATATAGAAACTATAAATCAAAGAATTAAAATTATTCAAGGATATAAAGAAAAATTGACCAATATCTTAAAAATTCCGAAGATCGAACAGAAATCACCTGAATGGTACGAAGCTCGACATAAGATTATATCTGCTTCTGATTTCGCACAGGCTCTTGGAGAAGGTAAATTTGGTACACAACGAGATTTAATCATTAAAAAAGTAGATCCACCCGAATATGGTACATTGAATAATCCATTTTTTGAATGGGGTAATATGTTTGAACAAGTTGCTTCTGATATTTATGCTAAAATGCATAATGTAAAGATGTATGAATTTGGTTTATTAAGACATCCTCATATAAGTTATGCTGGAGCTAGTCCAGATGGTATATCCGAAAATGGAATTATGTTGGAAATTAAATGCCCTCTAAAGAGGAAAATTACACCAGGTGCAGATGTCCCTACACAATATTATTATCAAATTCAAGGTCAATTAGATGTATGTGATTTAGATGAATGTGACTATTTTGAATGTGAATTTACTTTATGTAAAAGCGTATGGGAATTTGAAGCTAGTAAGAATACAAAAGGTATTTTTGTTAAAAAAAATAATGAATATATATATGGACCTCTTACTTTATATGGTACGGATGCAGACATTAAAGATATAGAAAAGTTTGCTGCTGATCATTCAGATGGCAATTTGCATTATTGGATTTTAAAGATATATAATCTTAAGAGAGTTATACGTGATAAGGAATTTATTGATAAAGTATTGGCTGAATTAGGAGATGTATGGAAACAAATAATACATTATCGTGAAAATCGTGAAGCATTTGTAAAAGATATATTAAAAATAATTACTATTGAAACCGAAGTTTATGAACGAGAACAGCAAGTTAATATTAAAAAATATGCGTTTATAGACTAGACTAGCCGCCGTTGAGATTATTCAATAAATTAACATATCCTAAAGTACATGTTTTTATATTTTTCATATAAGTTTTATCATATGCCATTTCAATGTTCGCTAATGGAATTCTGGATTCTCCTATATTTTGTACAAACAATTTATAAAGATTATTATTTACTCTTGCCTCTTGTTTTGTATTTGGATCAATTATATTTGCTGGGTTATATGATGGATTATCACCGCAATCATTTTTCTTTCCATAAATATATTTTTTAAGGACATCGTTAGATTGACTATCTTTCCATCTCGCTAAAACTAATTGTTCATTCGGACTTACAGTAAGAGTTATCTGAATATTATTATTTTCTCTCAAATAAGGTAGCTGAATTGATAACCTATTCCCATTATTACAATTTCCATCCTGACCTATAAATACATTCATATAATAACTAGAAATATTAGGACCTCCTGATGCAGTGTCTGGTTCAAAAGATACTGCAAATATATTATTATTATTTCCTCCACCACTATTATCATTAATATTCATACAACTTCCATAAATACCTAGACTATTATCCATATAAACCTTGCATAACATCTGCTTGTTACCATTCAAATTTTCTTTCGTAACATTTATATCAAAATCAAATGTCATAATTGGATATACATAACTGGAATACATAAGAGCAATATTATTCATAAATTCATATTTAGCTTGATCAGTTCCATAAGTCTTTTGATATGTTTTATCAAAAATAATAGCTTTACCATTGGTTTTAGTACTTTTATCATAGTCTAAATATAATGTGCGACCAATATTTTGAAAACTACTTACTAGTTTATCTATAAAATATACCTTCATATTTAATACTCGACTGTCTGAACTAGATGAAATAGTCTTTAAATAATTAATATCTGCATTTGATAGTAATTTCTGATTCGGTGATAGATCTTTATAATTAAATAGTCTATCTACGGATTCGGAATTCTTATTCGAAATACTTTTAAATGGTATTTTTAATGTATTTGAACCTGTATATAAATTACTGAATTTCCATGTTCTTTCATTCGTATTTAAATTCTTGTTTGCATGAAATTGCTCATATGCAATTCTATAACCAGAAGTATCATGACTTGCATCTACTGCAAATTCAATATATAACGGATTTAATAAAATAAAAGAACCTAAATTATCAATATCCGTATCTCTCTCCTTTAAAAATGTAACAAATACAGTATCCAACTCTGAATCATAATATATATCCTTAATTCTAAATCCTAAACATACCTTTTTAAAATTATAAAATAATGAATTCTCCTGCACAATTGAATAACTCTCATTAAGTTCATTATTTGTATTTGTAACATCAATTCTACATAAACCATGAGGTGTTGTCTGTACAACACTATTATCAACTAATGCTCTATGTGATGCTGGTAAAACATTCTTGGAAAAATAGGGAAATACAAGATTTCTTCCACATATATTAATACTTTTCAGAGCTTGCTGATCATTGCTGGAAATGTCAAAATGTTCTCGTATTTGAGGTGCAAATAATGAATTAATTATCAATATTATCAATAATATAATTATAATAATATAAGTTACAGTATTCTTCATGTTTATTTATTTTAGAGAATAAAATAAATTTTTTCTATCACGTTCGGACAGAAAAATTTGAGAAACTTATTTAAGGATTTAGATATATAATAAATTATTCTGGGTATGAGAGTTATTAAAAGATGTGGCGAGTATGAAGATGTCTCTTTTGATAAAGTTTTAAATAGAATTAAATTATTGTCAAATGGTCTAACTGTGGATATTTATGACATAAGTCAAAAAGTATGTAGTCGAATTTATGATCTAGTTCATACTCATGAATTGGATGAACTTGCTGCCCATATATGCAGTTCATTAGTTATAGAAAATCCAGATTATGGAATTTTAGCATCTCGTATAATTATTTCGAATCACCATAAGAATACCAGTCCTAGTTTTTCAGAAACTATCGTTATGTTATACAAAAATAAAATTAATAATGAACAATCTCCTCTGATTAATGATACACTTTATGAAATTACCATGAAAAACAAAGAGAAACTTAATTCATACATCAATTATGAAAGAGATTACTATTTCGATTATTTCGGATTTAAAACATTAGAACGTTCTTATTTACTCAAAGTTGGCTCTAAAGCTATTGAAAGACCTCAACATATGTTTATGAGAGTTGCTCTTGGAATTCATAGTGATGATCTTAAAGAAGCTCTACAAACTTATGATTATATGTCTAAGAAATATTTTACACATGCTACTCCTACTTTATTTAACTCTGGAACTGTAACTCCTCAACTCAGTTCTTGCTTTTTAAATACCATTGAAGACTCTATTGATGGAATTTTTGATGGTGTAAAAGAATGTGCACGCATATCTAAACATGCTGGTGGAATTGGCATGCATATTCATGATATTCGTGCTAAGGGCAGCCGCATTCGTAGTACTAATGGAATCAGTGATGGCATTGTGCCTATGTTAAAAGTATTTAATCATGTTGGAAGATATATCAATCAATGTTTCGTACCTGATACTTTGGTATTTACCAATAAAGGAATTATTAAAATGAAAGATATTGTAGAAGGAAATCAATTATTGACTTATGATATTGAAAATAATGTTTCTAGTTTTAAACCAGTTTTAGGAGTGGCAATTAATCAGATTAATACAAATATTTTGGATATTACAACTGCAATTGGCACTGATTCTGTTCGCGTCACTAAAGAGCATCAACTCTATGTCCGCATGAATGAAGATGCTGTTCCTGGATTTATAAGTGCAAGTGAATTGCAAATTGGTCATTTTATGGGTTATCCTGAAAAAGATAATATATGTTGGTTTAAAATTACGGGAATTAATGAAGTTATGTATGAAGGTGATGTATATGATTTCAATATGGAAGATAATCATAATTATACTGTCGTAAATCTTGGACTTGTTCATAATAGCGGCAAAAGAAATGGAAGTATTGCTATCTATTTGGAACCTTGGCATGCTGATATTGAAAGTTTTTTAGACCTAAAGAAACCACACGGAAATGAAGAAGATAGAGCTAGAGATCTATTCTATGCTCTGTGGATACCTAATCTATTTATGGAACGTGTTCGATCTGGTGGTGTATGGAGTCTTATGTGTCCAGATCAAAGCCCTGGATTAAGTGATGTATATGGTGCAGAATTTGAACGTTTATATACCCGTTATGAAGAAGAAGGGAAATATCGCAAGCAGATGTCTGCTCAAGAATTATGGTTTAAAATTATGGAAGCGCAAATCGAAACAGGCACGCCTTATATACTGTATAAAGATGCTGCAAATATGAAGAGTAATCAACAGAATTTAGGAACTATTAAATCCAGTAATTTATGTACCGAAATTATCGAATACTCTTCACCTGATGAAACTGCCGTATGTAATCTGCTATCTATATGTCTTCCAACATTTATCATAGATAATCCTGATCCTGAGAATCCTACCAAGAAATTATATGATTTCGAAAAACTACATGAAATAGCCATGTTAGGTACTAAAAATTTAAATAAGATCATTGATATAAACTTTTATCCGATTGAAAAAGCTAGACGTTCAAATTTAAGACATCGCCCCATTGGTATTGGTGTTCAAGGACTAGCAGATACTTATATTATGATGGGATATCCATTTGATAGCCCTGAAGCAGCAGATTTGAATCGTAAGATATTTGAAACTATTTACCATGGTGCTGTAGAATCATCTATGCTAATTGCTAAAAAGAGACATGAATTATATACTGAACTGAAGAGCGGCAGCGGATCTACTCGTGCGGCTGAAATAAAGAAGTATTTAAATAGTAATGAATATGAAAATCTGGATGAGATGAAATATCCTGGTTCTTATTCTAGTTTTATGGGATCTCCTACGCAAAAGGGCAATTTGCAATTTGACCTATGGAACTTCAATCCTGGAAATAACAGGTACGATTGGACTGCACTTAAGAGCCAGATTGCTATATATGGTATTCGAAATAGTTTGCTTGTTGCACCTATGCCTACTGCATCCACTTCACAGATTATGGGATTCAATGAAGGTACAGAGTGTATCACAAGTAATATTTATAAGCGTAAAACATTAGCTGGAGAATTTGTGTTAGTCAATAAATATCTGATTAAAGATCTACTTAGAGAAAATCTATGGAATAAAGATATTAAAAATAAGATTCTAGTAGGGGAAGGAAGCATTCAACATATTCCTGAAATACCCATTCATATCCGCAATCTTTATAAAACTGTATGGGAAATTAGTCAAAAAGTTATTATAGATCAAGCAGCAGATAGAGGTCCATATATATGTCAATCACAGAGTATGAATCTATTTATGGAAGATCCTGATTTCAAGAAGTTAACATCTATGTCCTTTTACGCATATGATAAAAAATTAAAAACTGGATGCTATTATTTGCGATCCAAGCCTAAAGCGAAAGTACAACAGTTTACGATCGAGCCTGTTAATAATTTTAAGCCGGTAGATAAGCCGCAGCGCGCAGATTGTGTACCAAATGAAGATGGAGTATGTCTACTTTGCAGTAGTTAATTTTTTTAATTTTCTTTTTATATAGAAATAATGTTAGATTATGTATTGTATGGTGGATTATTTTTAACAATATTAGTTTTGGGAATGTTTAGTTTCTATGTTCAGGATTATGACTTTATTATACAGAATCCTGGAGGTTTTTTTATTGAACTACTTGCTGTAAGTTTTTTACCAGCTTTATTAATGGTATTTGTATTTTCAATTACCCGAAAATTATCACCCAATGAAACTATCGTATGGTTTTTTACCGTTTTATTAAAACTTATGATCTTACATATCTTATTACAATTATCTGGATGTTATAGCTATATGTTTGGAACTAGGTAATTAAGATAAGAGTTAGCGTTCAATAGAATAAATTATAGTGGAATTACAATTTAAATGAATAATATTATAAATATATCAGTGGAACAAGAATTTCTAACAAGAAAATTACTTTATGAAAATAAAGATTTATTTTATGAACTGCAAAATGATTTAAATATAAGTAATAATGAAGATAGTTCAGATATAGACCCAGAATTACAAAATATAAATAAAGTAGTTAGCTCTGGTAAAAAATTATTATTAGAGAATTTAGATATCTATAATTTTGGCACTTCTAATATTTTAAAAATAAATGAATCTATGATTGATACTAGCGAAACTTTCTTTTCAATTGATCATAAATTAGAACATATAAGGAAAATGTGTGTCGATAAAGATTTAGATATTGAACATGGTGTGGATAATATTATTGATCAAATTAACTATTTATTACTAAGTCTGAGAGAAAATATGATAGAATCATTTAATACAAAGAGAAAAGTTCATGAAGATACTATAAAAAAAAGCAAAAATACATTGAAATCTCTATCTAAAACATATAATATTATTCATAATACTAATATTTCATATACATGTCCAATATGTATGACTGATCAAGTTGATACATATTGTCAACCATGCGGGCATGCATTATGTATGCGATGCATTAATAAATCAAATAATTGCTATTTTTGCAAGAGCAGAATTATATCAAAACAAAAAATATATTTTATGCTTTAGTGCAGCTTAGCGCAGCTTAGCGCAGCTTAGTGCAGCATAATTTAAAGATTTAAAGTATTCTTATCCACAAATAATCCATTGATACCAGATACATCATCTGGAAGCTCATCCAATAATTCATTCTCAGATATATTACTCATCATTTCCACTCGATTCTCATTAATTTCCATAGAATTTAATTCACTTAAAATATCATCCACATTGCTGGGCCCACGCATGCGAACATTAGATGGTCTGGCTTGACCTTGTTGAGCGGATTGTTGCTGTTGAGAGCTAAAGTTAGGTGCCATATCAGGTGGCATAGGTGGTGGTGGAGCTTGTCCACCACCTGAGAAAATATTACCAAACATACCTCCTAGGTTTCCAAAGAAGCTGCCTGCAGTATCTTGTTGTTGATTCATTTGATTTCGTGTAGCTTCAGCAAGTTTAGCGGCTAATTCTGGATTTTGTTTAAGTACTGCATCAAGTCCAGGGAGAGAGTTGCTGAACTTATGAGTAAGATGATACATAAAAGCACTGCCGGCTAATCCTCCTAATAGACGTAATTCTGGTGACATCTTAGCTTTGCCTTTATATTTATCATGTAATTCTGTAAAAATATCTTCATATTCATCTAATTCGTCATTGACATTATTAGACCATCCTGAAAGTTTAGCACCTAGAAATGGAAATTTATCTGCAGCAAATTCAATACCACTTACTGCTGTCATCATCATACGTTTCTGAAATTTAACACTCATATCAATTTCTCGATCACGCTTAATACGATCATATTCCATACGCATTTCCTCGAGATTAGATGCTAATGTGAATTTACGAGGTAAGCGTACTCCTTTTTTCTCAAGACGTTCAAATTGATAAAGTAACTCTTTCTTCTCATTAATAATATCTTCATCACTTGGGCGAGGTGCTTGTTGCTGAAATTGGTGAAATCTTTGCTGTTGTGGTTGTTGATGCCTTGGCTGTTGAAATGTATTCTCTTGTGAATCGCTGAATTCTTCCTCTTCCTCTTCATCTTCGTCGTCGCCATCTTCATAATCGCCTGCATTGTCATCATCATCATCTTCTGCGCCAGCATCGAAATTTCCTCGATTATACTTAGGAGGCACGAGATGCTGTAAAACATCGACCTTCTCTACTTTTGGCCCAGATGGACCAGAAGCAGCAAAAGAACTGCGAGAACTAATAGAAATACTATCTGAAGGGAGTTTCTTCTTAGAATTCATTAATAATTCGAGTCCTAGATCATTGTCGAATTCCATAACTCTATATTAAATTCAATATATATAAACTTTATATAGTTTGAAACGAACTATAATTCAGCAAAATAAATCGACATTAATAATGCATCCGCTAAATCATCCTGTTTTTTCTCTTTTTTAAGTTTATTTAATATTTCCTCATTGTAATATTTATTTTCTTTATTTCCTAGAAGCCATTTTGCAAAATGAACAGAATCTATTTTATTTTGACGATAGGATGTGGTGGCTAAAGTTGTGTGTGGGATGTATGTTTGCGTTTGCGTGTGCGCTTGCGTGTGCGCTTGCGTGTGCGCTTGCGTGTGCGCTTGCGTGTGCGTTTGGGAGTTACTATATTTTTCGATTAAATTTAATTTATGTTTTGCAGATATATATTTAGTTTCTATATCTAGACTCTGATATTTTTTTTGCATTTTAAAAAAAGTATTAATCACAGTCTGAATGCTCTTCATCGCTGAAGTCATTTGACTTTCAATAAGGACTTGAATTTTTTCGGAAGTTGTTGGCAATTCTGTTAATATATCATCTAGAAGATCAATGGTTCGATCAATAATCTTTTGAGTTTCATTTTTACGACACTGTAAATTGATGTTTTCTAAGGCGATAATTTTAGGATGTGTGGCATCGCTTATTTCTAGAATACAATAGGCAAAATTTTTAATACCTATATCAAAACCAATAATTAACATATTTAATTAGAGTATAATAAATTATCTTTATATAATATATAAAAATATGCCTGGTACTACTGTTAGTAACGTTGTATATAAAACTGAGACTAAAGGTGATGGAATATTAGTTAAAAAAGGTTTCAACTGTTAGATAATTTAATGTTATTTTTTCATAAAGTTTTCTAAAGTCTATATATTTAAATAATTTCAAAAAATATATGTCACTTTTATAAAAATTTGAAAACATATAAAATATTGATTTTTATATATATTTAATGATTGCATGGTGGAATTCTAAAACCATTGACAATACGAATCGCTTATGGAAACCTGGACTACAACCTATTCAAAA